GTCAAGTTCATGTCGGTGCTTTCTTTGTTTGTTAACTGTATGTCATCTGCAGGTCAAGAGATGTGTGAATGCTCCACCCACCAGATTGCCCATCCTGGTTCCCTTTGCATTCAGTCGATTATGTTTACGACTCGCCTCGGCGCTTTGCCTTGCTCATTTCGTCTTGCATGATTTAAGGCGCACCGATCTACCCACGTTTCCGTGTGTCACCAACTGCCGTGCGAATGGCTTAGGTCGTGCTACTAGCCGATTGTTTACTGTCTGGGATTGCTGAGAGTGTAGAGAATGTATTCCATGTCGCTTGGCTTCCAGACCGCTGCATGACAGCCAGCCATCTCACAAGCGTTTAACCAAATCTTTTGCCCGGGCGTCAACTTGCCCTTCTCTGCCTTCAACTCAATAACCAACGGCCGACCGCCTTGGAATGGGTGCACCATGAACAGATCAGGAAACCCCACATCACCTTGCACGTTCGTCATCCAGCGTCCTCGAGTGTTCTGTGCCGGCAGATCATGATGCACAAGCCAGCCGTAACGCTTGGCGACGCTTATCACCATGTCCTTGAAGTCGGCTTCGCTGATCTTTTGGTCAATCTTCATTAAAGCGATGCCATGTACGTCTTGTCTGCAAGATGCTTAATTGCCCAACGCACGTACTGCCTTGCCTCGTGCTGTTCAGGGTCAACCATTGAGTTGTAAACGGTCTGTAAGCGCTCAATGTTTGTGATCAGTTCTTCCAATGTCATTTCAATACCTCAATAATTCTGCTTGCTTCATGTGATTTCAACAGCTCTAACACGGCTTCATCGCTGTTCAGTTCGCGCTGGATTAACTCCAATAAGCCAAGATCATCAAGCGCTGCATCTTTAGCCAACTTTTTGATGTAGCCAATCTGCTTAGGTGTAGCAAACGCACCAGAGGGTGTGTGCATTTGCGGTTGCGGTGACGTGGTTAGGCGCTCAACCTTTTGCATCTCATTGCGTGACGGCCTAGGGCCTGATGCCGGCGCTTGAAGTGGGCAGTTGGCAATAGCGCGACCAATAGCGCTTGTTTCACAGTTCTCTACAAATGAGGTTGCGTTGACACCGCGGTCGCTTTTGATTTCTTCTGCGTAGCCCGTAGCGACTGGCACCTTGTCTTCTTTGTCGGCGTACAGTTCGCAATAGAACACGCACGCATCGCCTGTGTAGTTCATCATGGACGTGTACACGCGCCCGTTTGGATATGCAGCCCAGAACCTAACTAGACGCTGTTCTACGGTTTCGTAGTTGCTTAGGTCAAAGCCCATCAGATGCCTGCCCAAACAGATAAGCGTTGTGCATGGTCATGCGCGCCACCGCGCTGTGCGTATGCCAGTTCGCCTGTGTTGCGGATGATGCCACGTCGAGCGGCAGCGTTGAGCCGTCCAGCGATGCCCTTGGTAACTGGAAACTGATCGCCCAGGTGCTTCCAAATGTCGTCAGATGTAAAGAAGCCTTTAGTGCGCGCAACATGCACAATGGCAGCGTCAACCTCGTTTTGTTGTGGTCGTGTCCAGCGCGCATCAGCTGATGATTGTGATGCCAACATGCCCTCAATGAATGGCGCGTTCTTTCGTGCCGGCACACGGCCATCACAGACAAAGTGTGTTTTGCCTGTTATTTCAGGGTAAGCAATTTGTTCTTTGCAGATCGTGCAGGTTTTCATTAAAAGTTCGCATTGTCTTCGTCAAGTGTGATTAAAGCATCACCGCCACATGCAGCCTGTACCCACTCCATGCAATCAAGAGTGGTCAAAGGTCGCACATAAATGTCGTCATCTGCTTCGTACGGCGCGTGTTTTACATCGTTGCCTGTGTAAACGACAAAGCCAATAATTGCATTAGAAAATTGATTAACGGAATTGGGATTGTTGACAATTTTTAAGTTTTGTGAACTTGGAATTATTTGTATCACGTCGGAATCTCCTTGTAGTCGGTTTAGGAATGTGCTTGTAGTGCTTTGATTGCTAAGTCGAGTGTAGTCACATCGTGTAGTGGCATTGGTTCTTCTAATGACAACGAGTTCTTCATGCCTTTAAGTCGCTGAATAATGCTTGCGTGCGGGTTAGTGCTTATGTCTGCAATTTCGTTAATCAAATTAAAGATTGCCATGTCGTGTTTTGTTGTCATCATTTGCTCCATTACCATTCGTCGGGTTTCTTCTGATAGTTCGCCTTGATTCCATGCCACGCCTTCACTCATTTTGTTGCACTCCATGGCCCCCAGCCGTAACCGTGACGGTCTACGCCGTAATTGTAAATTGCTAACGCTGCACGCAAATTAACATCAGCCTGTAACAAGTTTTCTGCATCGGTGATAATGCCGGCATCTGTCAGCCATGGTGTCCAGAATCCGTTGATTTGCATTAGTCCGCGCGACCCGCCATTTGGGTCCTTGCTGTTGACCGCGTTTGGTATGCAACGCGACTCGCGAAACATGATTGATTCGAGCACGGTGCGCTGATCGGCAGGCCAGCCAAGGTTTACGGCAAACGCGCTAAATTGCTCACAAGCCGACGTGTACGGGTCAATGTAGATTGTTGAGCTGGTGGTCGTGGTCGGCTCAATTAGGTATGGCTGGACGCTGATCGGTGCCAGCGCAATCGTGCCAGACGGGCTCCCAGACGCGTCAGGAGCGCCCACAGCGACCGTAAAGCCAAAAACCGTACAAAGCACTAGCCCTATGATTTTTTCTGCAAAATAGTTCATCGTTTCTCCAAAGGTATGGGCTGACCCCATATTGAGGTTGCCGTTCTAAATGCGATTTGTCCCATTAGGAACTTTCCCGATTCTGGGTTGGTGAAGATTTGCACCAAGATTTCTTGACCGTTGTCCATTACTCCCGTATAGACGCTGTAGTCGAATATCTGGATGTCAGTCATTGCCTGTCCTTTTGTCGGTACTCCGACCCTAGAACATAGATCAAGCCTTAGGTGGGATTTCCCCAAACACCTTTAAGAATGCGGCTTTTACCCAGATCACCGAGTCGGCAGCCTGTGGAGTTATCTCAATGTGAAACCAATCGCCTTTTGGTGCGCCGTGGATGGTTGGCTTGTCGTACTTTTGCCATGCGTAACGATCGCAACGCCATGCTCGACCATGTGGCTCTGGGAAATAATCCAAAATACATTGCAAGCCAAGATCGTTGGCGTTAGCAACAAGTTTGTCAATAAAGACCAGCGCTTCTTTACGGCCTGCGTTTGGGTTCTTTTCAGATTTGCGATACGACAAATCAACAGCTCTGCCAGTCGCATGCACCGACAAAGACCCTGGCTTACCGCGCATGTCACGTTGACCCCAAGACCCGTTATTCCACAGCGCGCCATTCGATGCGGCAATTGCTTGCTTTATCCATTCGTTCATGCCGGCACGCGGCGCTAATGATGCGCCGTCAGCGTTGCCGATGTAGTCGCGTGCGTTTGGAACGCCTGCTTTAGCTTTGGCTATTGCCACGACCAAATGCCAGGTCTTTAGGGTTCACATATCGAATGAGAACTGGCACAAGCGCGGCGAGCGCTGCTTTGCCTAGATCGGCTGGGTCTGTATTGCCTGTTGAATACACCGCGATGACCGCTGCAATGACCGAGCGACCGTATGAGGCGAGTAGGGCTTTGTCTTTAGGCTTCAACATCTTTGGCTCCTTCTTTTGCTTTTGACTTTAGCCCGTTTGAGGCCACTAAGCCTGACAACGTGCCGGTCATAAATACGGTCAGGGTTGATAGCAAATCTATAAATGCGGAGTCGTTAGGGCTTTGATGGCCAATCGGCTGGGTCACAAACATAAGCGCATAAACAAATCCAAGCACGGTGATGGCAAACACGCTGGCAAGGATGATGCCAACTACCACGATTAGTCGAGCGTGAAGCTCCTCGGGTTTAAGGCGTGGTCTCATAAATTAAATCCCTTGTGCACGTGCCAGATGGGTTGCAGATCGGTGGTTCGCATTCTGGTTTAGTCCAGTTGGCTGGGTCTTGGCATGGATAGCGATATGAGCCGTCATAACCGCATCCCGCGCAACCCCACAAAACGACTGCGATAAGCATGCCGTAGCCGACAAGGTAACGCCATCGCATTACGACAACAATGCGTCTAGTTCAGTTTCGGATAAACCAAGTTTTTTAAGAATTGCTATTTTTGCATCTGCTTTTGCTTCAACAATTTGACGGTTTTCTTCTGCTTGAAGTTGGTCTGTGAGCCATTGCCCGTGTTCTTCTGCGGTCATTTCTCGATGTTCAACGCCGTCAAAGATAATAGGTTTTGTCATTGGTTTAACTTTCTCGGTAGCCATAAACGCGATACACCCCTGTCATGCTTGATGCCACGGAACTTATAAAAGAAAGACTGTCAAATTGTGTGGTGTTGTTTAGTAACAACCCACCAGACCTGCCGATTGCGGCTGTGCCGGCAGTATTTACTGTTGAATAAGCGCCTTCGCCCGTTGTGTAGGTTGCAATTTGTGGACTCATAACATCCAAAACTAAAGAATAGGCAGGAATGCCGCTGTCCATTTCGCCCATTGCCCATGATGTTTGGTCACCGCCAGTTGAGTTGCTCGCCGAACCAGTTGATGTAACACCAGTAAACATGGTTCCGTAACTGGCAACACTTGAATCTGCACCAGCTGCTCTCATTCGCATAGTAAAAGTTGCGTCCGCTGTTAAAGCGGTGATATTTACAATGATTCGATAATTGCGGTAGGTAGTTGTAAAAGTGCTTGCAGGCAAACTAAATGAAGTTGCGGTAGTGAAACTTGCACCTGTTACATATTGCAAGCCGCCAGCCGTCGAAAAATTGGCATTAAGCGAGGCTGCGGTTAATACTTCGCCTGCGGTGTACGTGGTTAGTGGCATAGTGCTCCTTATCCTAAAACATTCTCTGCGTCGAGTGTGCCATATACGGCGTTGTCTAATATCAACTCGTAAACAATCGTTGTTGGCGCGGTGCTGTAAAGCACGCGGTGGCCTGTAGAGAAATCCAGATAATGCTCAATGCCTTCAACAGACAGCTCTTGCGCCAACTGGGTCGTGCCAGCACCGCTTGGAAATGTCTTTTCTACGGTGATGGTGTCGCCTATTTCTAGGGTTGCCAGGGTGTCCTTTTGGGCTGTGGTCAGCATTAGGAATGCGGTTTGAACGCTGGTGTACCGTGCCTCGGGTTCAGGGTTCAACAGGTATGACGCGGCGGTGTTAATTGATGTCTGCTCGTGCAGCAGACTGTTGGTGATGCTGTTGGTTTGAATGAAGTATGTGGCAATTGAACCTGCGTCGGTGGCTGTTGCCGTGTTGCCATTCAAGCCTGTCACGACCACGCGGTTGACTACTGCGTCAGCCTCGAATGAGATGCCTACGCCGTTGTATTTGTATTCGGTGCCGTCATCATGGAAGTCGGCCACAGATGCAGACAGCGTGTTGCCGATGCGGTTTTGGAATGTGAGCACACCGTCACGGGACATGAACAGGCGACCAAACTCGGCGGTGTCGTTGATCTGGGCAATGTATTGCAGCACGTTTGTGCCAGCCTGCACGGTGTAGGAAGCGTCATGGCCGAGATTGACGGTGCCAGTTGAGATGTCACGCGCTAAGGCTGGAAAGTCAACTTCTGGCAGGTCAAGCACAGTTTCTATGCGTTCGCCTGATGTCTCTGGGGTGACGTTTAATGTGTCTAGGAATGTTTGTGCGAGTAGGTAAAACTGGTCAGCGCAATACACGGTCACGGTGTCAAGACCGCCAAGCGCAAAGTTGTAGTCGTAGTTGACAACAAATCCCGAGTACAGCAACTCGGCAACATCGATAGCGCTGTATCGAATTAACTTGACCTGGCGCATTGGTGCAAGACCAGGCTTAGATTCTGCTGTGTCGTAATACGGGCTATTTTCGTCAAACGGGTTAAAAATGCCGTCCACGTCTCGAATAGTAAATGTCATCGTGCCGGCGCTAAACGTGTCACCAATGTCGCGTCTGCCACGCTTTACGGTAATGCTCGTAGTTGAGTCCATGACGCTTGCAAACTCGGTGCTGCCGTCTAAGACATAGGTTGTGTTGTCTAAAACGCCTTTTGTTGTGTCGTCAAGAGTAAACGCGTTGACGTTAAATCCTGTAGCGATCTGCAGGTCATAATTGCCTGAATCAACAACAGCGACGCCTGGCATTAGGCAATGTTCAGAGCCAACGGCCCTGCACTCCGTGAGTAGGCGCGCAACGCGTTGACCACGGCTTGACCGATTTCGGCGCTTGTGGCAAGTCCGCCTGTGACGTTGATAGTAATTCCGCCACCTGTTTGCATGCGGTCTAATGGCACTACGGCTTCTGGGCCTGCTTCACCGATTAGCGCCAAAGTTGGGCTAGACACAATGCCACCGTCAGCTAGTCGAGGAATGCTCATGCGTCCAGGTGCAGGCGTATTTGATGTTTTGCCAAGTTGTGGAACCGGCACGGTTGGGGCTTTTGGCAGATCAGGCAACAATGGGATTGAGTTATACGCGCTAATAATTGCGTTAACTGCGCCGATTGCAGCGTTGACCATGCCGGCAAAGAACCCAATGACGGTGTTGACAATCAGGTTGATGCCGTCACGGAACCACTCAAACTTGTTGTACGCCGTTACGAGACCAACAATGAGCAATGCGATGCCTGCCGCAATAAGGCTAAACGGGTTGAGTGCCATGGCAATATTTGTGGCCACGATCGCAGCGGCAATTATGCCGATAGCAGCTGCAATTGCTAAAAATGCTTTGGGGTTGTCTTGAGCCCATGCAGCGAACTTGTTAAGCACAGGTAGCACGGCCTCAAGCACAGGCAACAATGCTGCACCGATTGATTCTTTGGTTTCGCCAAGCGAGTTGGTCAAAATCTTCATTTTGCCTGCAGCGGTTTCGGCGCTCTTGGCAGTAGCACCACCAAAGGTTCCGCCAAGCACGTCCATAATTTCGTTGAGGCTTGCGCCTTCTTTAATCATTGTTGCCATCTCTGGGGACAATGATCGCAACGCCTTAAAGTTGCCTTGGTATGCCTTGGCGAGCGCGTCTGCGACGGTGCTGGAATCGGTTTGCAGCGCTGTACTGATGTCCATGACAAGGTTCATGTCCTTCATGGCAAGGTCAACGTCTTTTGTACCGCGCACTAAAGCTTCAAGGCTCTTGCGGTACTCGGTGTCAGCAATACCAGACGCTCGAGACATTGCGCTGATCTGATCTTCAATCTGTGCGGTCTGTGCAGCGCCAGCGCCAGTCACATTTTGCAAGGTTAGGGCTAATGCCGCTTGCTCTTGCTGGTCTTCCATTGCGGCCTTGGTTGCGTCGCCGAGAGCAATAGCCAAACCGCCGAGCGCTGCAGCTGCCGGTACCGCCGCCTTCTTAATAGCAAACTGCGCTTTTTCCGATGTCGTTTCCAGTTGCTTAAATTGGGCAATAGCCTTCTTAATCCCTTTGCCGTCAAACTCTGAAATGATCGGGATATTAATTGCCATTACGCGGTCTCTCTGTTCGCTTCTTCCATGACGCGCTTGACCAGTTGTTCCATCTCGGACATGACATCACTTTGGCGTTGCTCGTACGCTTTCCACATTACTCGCGAACGACTGCCATAGCGTGCAGTTAGCGCGCGCCCTAATGAGCCAGACATTGAGGTGTCAAACATGGTGCCTGTTGCGCCTTTCCATTGAATGGCAAACGTGCCGACATTGGTTTTGTTTCCGCTGTATTCCTTGATCGCTCGAGTATTGATCTTGGCAGCGATCTTTTGTTTCATGCCAGGTATCCACGGCAAGATCTGGAACCCTGATCGGGTTTGCCAGTTGCGCGCCATACCAGACAACGGGACGCCAGTAGGCACAAGTTTGTTTGCATCGTCAATAACAGGCTGGACGATCTTTTTGTAGTCTTTGGTGATTTCTCGGCGTAAAGATTTGTCAATCTTGTTGAGGGTCTTCAAGGCATCCTTAAGCCCTACGACCTCAATCTTTGCCGATACTTCCGCCACGTTATTTCCTTTTTTTGTTTGCCTCGTTAAGCACTTTAATGACCGTTGCCATATCTCGAGCGTCAAACACGATGTCGCTAGGCCACCAACCGACCGCGACCAATATCTCTGCTAGTTGGCGGCGGTAGGTGCCGCGTCCGTAGGGTTTGGGTCTGTCTCGTCCAGTACCGGCAGAATGTCGATGTCAGGGTTTTTGCTTAGCCATTCGCGCCAGTTGTCACCAACTTGTTCGCCTTTAATTTTCAAGATCGTGTGCATCCAGCAGGCGTAATCCGAATACAACGGGTTTGCAGAGAGCTGTTGAATGTTGCGACGCTCAAGGCGTTCCCATTCAGTAACCACAAAAAGGTTCGTGTAGTAGTACTCGGGTGCGCTGTCGGGCGTGCGCTTTAACTGCAACTTGATTTTCATGTTTCTCCTATGTCGGCTTGGAGCCGTTAATTATGCGGTCGTGTCAATCGTCAACGCGCCACCCATAAACGTGAGGTCATAGGTTGACAACTCGCCAAGGGATGCGTTAATAACTGGCAACGACTCAAGGTAGCAACCAGTCAAAATAAACTTTGGGTTAGTTGCTGACTCTGCACCTGACGCTGGGGTCAAGGTGATGTTGGTCTTAGTGCCAACCAATGGGAACAACGTTGCGTAAGTTTCGGTTGCTGCAAACGACGCGTACATCGTCAAGGTCACTTCGTTGTTGACAAGGCCAGCGGTGTAACTGCGTGAGTTGGTGCCAAACGCGGTGTCTTCAAGCGCTTCAACCAAATAGGTCAATGTCGCTGCGCTGCACATGTCGGTCAAATCAACGCTGTTAATTGTAAGGACTGGGTTCGAGAGGTAAGTGCTACTGGCCATAAATGCTCCTTAGGTTATGTTCTGATAGTAGATGATTTGTGTTGCTTAGTTGTGGATTACGAAGTCTGGGCTTGGATAGCGCAATCAAGGTCATAGCACGGATACAACGCGCCACCGATCTCAAGGCTTGACGGACGACCACCCATTACAATGATCTTGGAGCCAAGCACGGTTGCAACAATGCCAAGAATCTGACGCAGTACCGGCAGACCTGCTGGGCCCGAGCCGATCACTTTGACAGGGAACTCAAGGCGCACCACGTTGCCGTTACCTGCAATGGTCGTAAAGTTTGGCGCATCCAAATAAACCGAGTTGGCGACAAGTTTGGTTGCATCATTTATTACACGGAGTCCAGTCACCGCGGTCAGCGTTGCCGTGACATCATCAATCGCTTCGTTAAACAGGTCGGTGTAAGCCATTAGGCAACCGCTGGACGTGGGATGCCAAGCAGCTGCTTGACGATCGGGGTTAGGCTTTGCTGTGGTGCCGAACCCATGCCGTCAAACGTGGCGTAGGTTGACTCTATTGAGCCCCTAGAGCGCCATAGAGCGGCGCAATACATCAAAGTGCCTAATGTTGCGTCACCGCCTGGAGAGGTCGTTAGGGAGTCGATATAGCCCGATTCCTGACGCCTTCGATATGCAAACTGGTTGCCAGCTGACACAGATTGCGTAAGCAACGTGTAATCGTCTGACGGGTTAGGAATGTTGATGCCCAAGTATGTTGCAACTTGCGCAGCTGTCACCCACGTGCAAACTGGGTCATACGAGACGGTGCCAGACGCGGCGACACGCTCAACATTGCTTGCGGTCTTTGCATAAAGCACTTGATCGGCGACCGGCATTTGATAGTCGTAGAGCAGATCGCCTTCGGTATCAACGCCAATAAACAAATACTGTGGCAATGCGCGCACCGAGTAAGTGCCGTTAAATGTGGCGTCAACGCCTGCGACCGTAATTGACTGGCCGACTGCAATCTCGCTGGGGGTCAGGAGTTGCAGTACGGCGAAGTCATCAATTAGGTACTTGTTGGTAACCGTGTATGTTGCCATGAGCGGATGCTCCGCTCTCGACTAGGCGATTGCGATTGACTTAACCTGATCGCCGTCTGCGATAAAGGTTGAGACGTAGCCGTAGTAGGAGAATGTGCGACCCAAGGTTGCAGGTACTTCTACTGACATGATTCCACGAACTTGCTCGTAGAACTCAATCGCAGATCCACGTGCTACAACCATGGTGTTGTCGGCAAATGCGCGGTCAACGACCAAGTTCAAGCCCAATGGGTTAAACGTGTTCATTTGTGTTACGCCGCCTGTGCCGAGTCCGTTGATGCCCATGAGTCCTGCTGCGCCGGTGTATGGGAAAATTGGTCGCTTGTCTCCGTCCAACTGACTTCCCATTTTTTTCCATACGTCTGGACTGACGAAAATGTGGTCAGGCAGGAAGTTGGTTGCGGTGAGGATGTCGGTTGCTGCGTCGTACAACGCTGCGATTAACGATGTTGGGTTGTCAGCTGTGACTGTCCAGGTTGATCCTGATGCTGTGTCGCCTGCGAGGATTGCGTTACATGCGACTGCGTCTGATTGCAACATGTACTGACCTGCGAGGTCTCGCAAAATGATTTCCATTGCTGCAGGTGAAGTGAAGTCGATGTCTTGTACTGACAAAGTAACTTGACCGGCAAGCGTGGTCTTGGTAACAACATTCGACGCGATTACTGGCGTGGTTGCTGATGCTGAACCAAGTTCTGATTGTGAACCTACCGAGGTGTGGGTCGTCCAAGTTGGGCGAATCCATGTCTTTGATTGTCCACCGTCTGGCATTGCGCGAGCGCCAACTGCCGTGACTACTGGACGGATGTAGTTCAAGTCATCAAATACTGGCCCAAGGACTGGTACTGGCAAAAGACCAGGTGTGTCCGTGGTAAGTACATCGCCTGCAGCTGCTTGAAGTGCTGACTGCTTTGAGATTGCAAACTCGCGTGCGGCTGCTGCAACGTTGCGGAAAGTTTCTCCGCCGATGTGCATTGCTGCGAGGTATTCGCCTGGTGTTGGCAAATCAAACTTGCGCTTGGCCTGTGCATAAATTGGTGCAGTAGGGATGGTTGCCTCGACTGCGGTTTCGTTTACTTCGGACATTTCTGGTTTCTCCTCTACTGGGGTTACTTCTTCATTTAACACTACTTCTTCGGGCTCTTGGTGGATACTCGCTGCGACTTTGGTGATGTTTGCTGCATCGCCAAAAGCGCCAATCGGAACTAGGGACAATTCCATCCAGTCGGCTGACTCAATGATCATTGTGCCTTCTTCGTCATACGAGAACTTGGTCGGATTTACGCCAACGGATACTTGGTCAATGGTGCCGTCTAAGGCCATAACCAACGCGTCATTGCCTAGGGTAGTTGCGCTGATCTTGGCAGTAAACAGCATTGCGTCATCGGTTGACACTCTTTCCAGCACGATGCCGACTGGCATATCGGCTTGGTGATACATGAACAGGCGTGGGGCTTTGCCTTCGACTGGCAATGAGCCTGGGCGAAAGATCACAGCTGTGCCGTCGCTGACTACTGCCGGCACGTTGTATGGAACGGCTACTCCGCTGATGGTGCGGCGTGGTGCGTCGCCTTTGGCAGCGTCAAGCGTGAACTCTCCTGCGATTAGTTTGATCATCTTGCTAACTCCTCTTGTGTGTTTTCTCTAACAATTACTTCGTCGTCTGCGCGGTCGGCCATAAAGTTTTCTTCTAGGTATTCATCGGCGTCAAACTCAACATACGTTCCGCGCGGTAGCACGTTGTCCATTGACAGCGCGCTTGCAATTGCATCGGCATACAACTTGACGCCAAATAAGTAAAGATCGGCGCGCGCTTGCTGGGATGACTGGTACGAATATGCGCCAGTTGCAACGCCTACCAAATACGGCGGAACATTTGCCAAACGTGACATTTCAAGCGCTTGATATTGCGATGCTTCAATTAACAGCATCTTGTCAGGCGTGCTGTTTGTTTCCGTGTATGTCAAATACTCGTTAAGCGCTGCAGTCTGGTTAGTTGCTCGAGCGGCGTTAAACGCGCTAGCCAAATCAGCCAACTCTTGCGCGCTCAATGGTTCGCCACCAGTTTGCTTAAGTACGCCTGCTGGAATGCTTGACGATGCGTTGCGATTGCGCGCTGCTTCAAGTTTTAGCGCAGTTTCAATTGCGCCTGGTGCAGAGTAGATCATGCCTTGCGCTGGCGATAGGAATTGCACAAGGTTTGTTGGGTCTAGCATTCCGCCGTTAAAGTAAACCTCTTTAGACGGTGCAAACCAGACTGGCCCAACCATGTCGGTTGTGGTAATTGAGCCGGCAGGCAGTCGAGTAAACGTGGCAGGGTAGCCGTCAGCGGTGCGCGATGTGATGTACCAAAACGCGCGTCCAAACATCATTAGGTCATCAAGAGTCCAAGACATGATGAACTGATACGGCACGGTTGGGTCTGGTCGGCGCAACCATGAACGTGGAGCAATGTAAATGCTTTCCATTTCTTCGCCGTTCCAAAACTCGTTGTATGAGCGCAACGGCATTGAGCCAATGACCGACGCCATCAAATCTCGAGCGCGGTTAATCGTTGGAACGCTGATCGCACGGTTGCGTGCTTCGCCTTCTTGGTAACTGTAATACTGGCCGATCATGCTTACGCCTTGCGCGTTACTTGTGTAACCGCCAGCGACCGCAGCTGCCACGCTAGGCGCTGGGCTTATTGCTGCTTTACGGGTTTTGTTAAAGATCGCCATGTTCCTACTTTGTCATATAAGTGGCAACCGCGCATGACTTATCCGATTCCGACAAAAGGCAAGGTGCGCGGTCGCCGCGTTTATCTTAGTTATTTACCGCGACAAGCATGGGTTTACCCGAGTTGACTGGACGGGCACACATGCCAATACCCCAGACCATTGTTCGCGCTAACTCAATTGGGCCAGGTGATCGCTTGCTTGATAGCACGATTGTGTTGTCGGTGCGAACAGCAACGGCGCGCTGAACGTGTTCGGCAAGCAGTTTTTCTCCCGTGTGCAACAGTCGCGCCTCGGCGATCATGTTTTTGGCAAGCGGTGTAAACCGTCCAAGTTCTGCATAACCGACCACGACACGGCGGCGCTCAATGTTCGGTGGGCAGGTGGCGTCCACGGTTGGCGACAGAGCGAACCTGATCGTTGGGTCTTTGGCTAGTTCTTGCACGTTGTCCCACAGCTCTGTAATTGATTCGGCGATGAATGCCACGGTTACGAGCACTCGACCGTCTGACAGGTTGACGCATCTGGTTGCGCTGTATCGGGAGTCGTCCAGCGAAGACTCGATCGCTACAACGCCACCGCTAGGGATGTCCCCTGTGTACTCAAGGGACGGCCAACGCCCAGGCTCAATCCAACCGCGCACAACACTCACCCAAAGGTTTAGGGATGCGCGCAAGAACGACGCCCGATCGGGGTTGGTTGATTCTTGCCTAATCGTGTCCATGTCCAACGTGTAACCAAGTGCTGGGTTACCCCACGCCCATGACGCTGGATGCAGCGGGTCAAGGCTCGGGTCGGGAGACCATTCCGCCATATACATCGTGGACGGCTCACCTTTGTCAATGGCTCGAATGCCCGCCTCTCGCCACCTTTGGAAAAGTACCGATTCCTCGGTACCAGCTGTACTGAAGAAACACGCCAAGGGATTTTTTCGTGCGCGCTGTGCCGGCAACAGTCCGCCTTCAACCGAGTCAGGGTTGACGTCAAACAATTCGTCCACGATCACTAGGTCAATGCTCATACCGTGACCTTGGTTTGGCTTTAACGCTTTGACCCACCACTTGCTGCCGTCTGGCATCGTGGCCTGATAACGGCCGTAAGACTTCACAATTTTGGCGCCGTAATACTCTTCAAGGATTGGTGCTAGATCATCAAAAAGCAAGCACGCAAGGTCTAGTCGGTGAGCTCCAGATACCACGGTCTGTTTACCGCCACGTAT